GCAGGGCGTACCTCTGACATATCCCATGCAGGTATCTGACCTATATACAGCATAGCAATCAACTCTTTAAGTGACTTAGCCCAGCCGGGTCTGCTGTCACCTACTTTGATTACTGTATCAGTACGATGAAAGTCTTCCGCTACGGTAGGTAGCTTCTCTACACAGTGACGCTCTACGCTGAAACCTACACCTGTGCCACACATAAGTATGTACATAGTCTCATCGAAAGCACGGGGGTTATCTACAGGCACATATGAACAGTTATAGCCACCTACATGACATCTATCCAGCGCGGGTCCACTAGTCATTAACGCTCTCATGCTAGGCATGATACTCTGATTGAGTACTGCATCTTCTAGTTCACCTCTTAAAAATTGAGATATTTTATAGTTGTGATTGTCTTGCAAGTGTTTAGATACATAATCAAAATATCTTGACACAGTTTCACCCCATGTCTCGCGGCGTTGCTCGTCTTCTTTCCATCTCGCATATCGGGAAAGAGCGATAAAATTTTGGTAGTCTGTTGGTAGTTGGTTGTTTAGCATTTTATTACTCCGTAACTGTTCTAATGTGTTTTACTGTAGCACCTTCAACGTCATAGAAATATTCTTGTATCCCATCTTCTATTTCTAAACCTACGTCACCGTCTGCTGGTACAGGATATTCTTCTGGATCAATTTCAATGGTTATAAACATCTTAACTCTCATTTGCCGTGACCTCTTCAACAAGAGCGTTTAAGTACCACTGTGCCTTTTGTAAATCCTGCAAGGGTTTATCTTTGTAGTCGAAACGCCATAAATATTTCAATACGTTGCCCTGCAAGTAATGTTTAAAGCCATCACCTGTAGCAGCAGAGATAGCATGTATACATTCGATGCCTGTTTGGTTGTAGTGTGGTGGACTGTTTACCATATCAACTACATTGTCCTTATTTTTCTTTGGACTTTTCATGCGAATCTCCTCTTCTCTAAGTCTAGCTACCATATAATCTTCATACCTACTCATGCTGACCCTGTAGTTTTACTGTTAAAATTTAAATGTATGATATTACCATCATAAGTTTTTTCTACTCCCATTTCTTTTTCTAATTCTACATCAATTTCCATCTCATTGTCAATAACTTTTAACACATATTCATGTACAATATTTCTAAGCTCTTCTATGTCTTCCATAACAGGAATAGAAGCACACATCATCTTAGTAAAATGCATTAGTTGATCATAGTCATTGTAATCCAGTGGATTATCGGGCATTGACATTATAGAAATATCTACTTCGCCCGTCCATTTACCGTCCTTATCTGCAAAAGGTCTAACTCTTATGATAAAATCTTCTTCGTTTATCTCTTTAGATAACTTTTTTACTGTGCTGTCCATACCTATCTCCTTTTTACTTTTTTACCATTAAACTGAATAAACTTTTTATGTTTGTTCTTACCTTTTTCTTTTAGCCAATCTTCAGGAATAATCCTATCATAGTATTTAAAACCGTGCTTTATGCACCAATCTGCATAGGAAGATTTAGCACCCTTACTTAACTTAGCTTTACTGTTTGTAAATACAAATCTAATATCAAGTTTAGGATGTTGGTTTTTAATAGCTATGTGTTTGCGTCTATCTGCAACCATAAACCTTCCTTTTGTTTCAATTATAATACCATTAAATAAAATAAAATCAGGTGTGTAGGTACGGTAGGCTAGATCTTCCCATTCAATTTGAATATCTTCGTACTTAAAAATTACATTACGCTCTGTAAGATATGTTGAAATGGTATGTTCTAGCCCACTACGATACCCATGCTTTATAGCCATGCGTCTTGCTTTATGCAGCAATTACATCACCAATGTAAGCAGTAACAGGTGGATTTTTTGCTTGTGATTTAACTGCCGGGCGTTCTGTTAAAGAAGGCCAACAATCAAAACGATAAGCACAAAACTTACAGCCAGTATTAAGCACTTGGTTGCCTGTCTCCTTACCTCTAAACTTCTCTGGTACTGGTTGAAAACATCTTTCAAATTTATTCTCCTTTACTTTAGCTACTGTAGATTTAATTTTGTCAATCTCTGTATCAACATCAATACCAGTTGCTGGTACATATTTAAATTGTCCATTGGCTTTATTAACTACCCACCAGCCGCCTACTTTCTTACCAGCAGCTTTAGCATAACCAGCAAGCTGTGCTACGTAGCCAAAGCCATCACCGCTGGCAAGAGTGTCAAAGGATTCAAACTTATTTCTGTATGACCAATCTGAAGCTGATTTAATATCATCAACTGCACCATCAAGGATGAGGTCATAAGAACCAGAAACACTATCGTCACCAAGGTCAAGAGTAACTTTGTCCGTGTCTTCATATTTAACTCCCGCTTCTGTTAAGATACCTTTAAATACAGCTTCAACTATATCTCCAAGAATCATGTTCATTACGAATGTAGTTGGAAAAGGTAATGCTATCTCTGGTTTATTCTTATCATACCAGAGTTGGCAAGTTGGTCTACCTACATTTGACATACGCAGACCAAACTTGTCACGCTTATTACCCCCACCAAACTGACGTTTTGCAGCCGTCATCACATCATCACCAATTTGCTTGATGGTGTTTTGTGATATACTTGTTTTACCTTTTACAGCATCTTCAAGGTACTGATGCAATGCCAGTTCAGCAGGGTGCTTCATTATGCTACATCCTCAACTTCAATGTCTACAAGGGCATCCAACACTTCAGCATCTCCTTCTTCTAGCTTAGAGTTAGCCTTCTCTGCCCATGAATTGATAATATAGTTATTGTAGTTATCTATCCATGACATGAAATCACCGAACATATGTTGATCCTCATCCGTTAGCGAAATTGTTTTCGTTACATCAAGAGAAACGACAGGGACAAAGAAACTATTACCATTAGGTAACTTACGCTCGTTTGTGTTAGCAGCTATTACATGCTGGACTGGCAACCTCTGCATCTTAGCTAGTTTAGTAAACGATTCACCTACAGATTTAAATGCATCACGGTTATCAATCTCCCATATAAAAGGAGTGGTACCTACCTTTACTTCCTTACCATTCTCATCAACGGAGTTAATAAGATCAACAGTGCCAATAACTACCCTAACTCTTTTAATCTGACGAATTAAGTCTTGAGTTTTTTCAGGAAGAGCCTTAAAGTCCTGAACGTACCCAGCGGGTTTTCCGCAGTTAAAACCACCATCGTTATCCTTTAAGTCAATATTCAAATCATCTGCCATTATTGTTTTCACATATCTATTTGGAGATGTAGCATTACCCATAAGGAATCGCTTATACATAAAGCGTTGCATAAACGGTCTGATTTTTACAGATTGGGCAAAATAAGTAGGACCGTCTGGTATTTCTAACTTGTATGTACCGCCCTCGATAATTTCTATGTTAACATTTTTGCCGTTAACTTCTGCCATGCCCATGATGGGCGAATGATTAATACGCATCCGCGCAAGAAACATACCTTGTTTGTTTGCACTAGAAATCTCATTAGCGATTCCCATAGCTTTAGCCATAGCAGCGTAGTTGTTTGTATCAATAGTTGTAAGTCCACTCATATATATACTCCTTTCATTTTCTAAACGAAACATAGTTATATCACACTATATCCTTCGTGTCAAGCCAATTTGACCCTATTTTTGCTTCTAAAAGCAACGGCACATTAAATTTAATACCCCATCTAAGTGTGATGAGTTCAGGTAATGCCGCATTAGTCTGGTCTATAACATGTATAACTTCCTCTTCTTCATCAGGATGCACATCAATAACAATGCTGTCATGTACTGTATTGACTATACACGATTTCAAACACTGCAATAGCTTATCAATGTGTAGTAATGCAATGAGTACAATGTCTGCAGTAGCAAATGATTGCACAGGATAATTTTTAATTTGTGTAAAATTACTTACCCGCCCATTTAATTTACGTTCAACATTAGGAAAAGAAAACTCTCTCCCACTTGGTGTAGTTATTTTTTGTGTAGTCAGAGCTTCTTTAGCCAGTCTGGTATGCCAATCGGATACTCCTTGGTACTTTTCGTTGAAGTGTGTGTAATACTCTGCTTCCGCTGTCGTTCTCCCAAAGCCCGTTGCGCCATAAAGCGGTGCAAACGTGTGAGCTTTTGCAGACTGCCTATCCGTAGGCTGACCAGCATCGGTAATAACTTTAGCGGTATATGAGTGTACATCAAACCCAGTAGATACTTCATTTATTGCCACCTCGTCTTGTGATAAATATGCGGCTGTTCTAAACTCAAGCTGTGCAAAGTCAGCTTCCATTATCATACCGCCATCCCATCGTGACACAAATACTTTCTTAACAGGAAACGTGCCGCCACGTGGCATGTTCTGCATATTGGGATCCGCACCAGATAAACGCCCTGTTGCTGTTCGATGCTGCAATAATCTAACATGCAACATACCATCCGTTTTAACGTGTGTTTTAATACCATCAACAAAGGAAGATAGATATGTTTCTAATGCATTTAACCTACGCACCTTATGTAAAAAATCTTCCGCATCCTTTAAGCCTTTTCTACGTGCCGCACTCTCAAGTATCTCTAGGTTTAATTTACTTGTGGTGAAGCCATTAGCACTAGCCCACTTAGGTGTGGGCGGTTTAAACTTCAAGCCAGCAACTGCATCTGTCTTATTAAAAACATAACCCATGCCGTTACAGTGTTTACACTTAGTAGCTCGTGCAAAAGGTTTTCCGTTCTTTTTTAGTTTAGTAATCTTACCAGTACCATTACAAAAAGGACACTGTTCTGCAACGGTCTTGTACACCCTTTCTGTATCATTTGATAACAACGTAGCAAAGTTCTTGTCTGACATGTATGGATCAATTTTAGTAACCCAACTTATCTTATCTACAACTTTTCTGCTATAAATTACCCAAGATAACTGTTCTGGACTATTAAGATTGATAGGAGTATCCCCCATAACCCTTTTTATATGTAACTTTAAATCATCTTCAAGTTGTTTTTTCTCCTCTTCAAATTGTTTTTGCACATCCTGCAAAGAATCTACATCTACTTTAAATCCTCTTTGATATATACGAGCTAGGCAAACTGCTACTTGATTAGTTAATGTTACAGTATCCATTAGTCCAGAATCCTGTGGAGTATTTAACCTAAACATTAGCTTATCTGATAACTGTTGAGTAGCATGAAGATCAGCAGACAAGTACTCACATAAATCATTGTAGGGTATATTACGGGTGCTGTATCCCTTTGCAAAGTATTCTTTTAAGGTATCTTGTTTTTTAGTATCTAAGTCATAACGCTCTGCACAAGCCTGTAATGACAGGGGTTCTTTGATGCCACGTTGTAGTATGTACTCAGCTAACATTGTATCAAACACAGGGCCGTTGTACTTGAAGCCAGATTCCCATAGCCACATCAAGTCATAGGCGGCGTTGTGTGCGATTATGAT